CAGGAGAAGGATGAGCAAGAACGCAAGTTCAGTACTGAGCTCAGACCAACACAGATTTATGACGCCCTTGAATTTTGGGGTAAAATTAGCGGATCAATGTTACTTGAATGGGGTCTTACTCCCGAGGAAGTGCCCGATCCCGCCAAAGAATATGACGCGAATGTCTGGGTGGTTGGAGACTATGTCATCAAGGCTATTCTTAATTATGACCCACTTGGTGAGAAACCTTACGCGGTTACTTCCTTTATTAAGAATCCTGGTGCGTTTTGGGGTAAAGGTATCCCAGAAGTTATCGAAGATGTCCAGAATATGGCGAATGCGGCTGCGCGTTCGCTGGCTAATAATATGGGTATCGCTTCTGGTCCTCAAGTTGAAGTTAACCTCGAACGTATCCCCACTAATGAAGACATCACTCAGATGTATCCGTGGCGTATTTGGCAGGTACTGAATGATCCATTGGGTGGTGCGGCACCAGCGGTTCGTTTTAATCAGCCTAATGATAATTCTAGTGCGTTACTTGCTGTTTATGAGAAGTTTAGCCAGTTAGCCGACGACCACAGTGGCATCCCCTCTTACTTATCTGGTGATCTCAATGTTAAGGGGGCTGGTCGGACAGCATCCGGGCTCTCTATGTTGATGGGTTCGGCGGGTAAGAGTATTCGTCAGGTTGTCATGCACATTGATGCAGACATCCTGAAGGTCATTGTTAGTCGTCAATTTGTGTATAATATGCGTTATGATGAGGATGAAAGTATTAAGGGTGATGCACAGATCGTACCGAGAGGCGCGATTAACTTGGCCGTAAAGGATACTGTCAACACCCGCCGTATTGAGTTCTTGCAAGCTACCGCTAATGAATTTGATATGGATATTATCGGCCAGGATGGGCGTGCGGCTATCCTTCGTGAGGTTGCTAAGGGTTTACAGATGCCGGTGGATGAAGTAGTACCTTCTCGTGAGAAGCGTGCTTTTAATCAACGCGCTGCTCAACAAGAGGCCCAAGCCGCTATAGCGCCGCCTGATGGCGGGCGCACAGGTGGGCAACCTCAAACTATTGACCAAGCCGGGAACCCGGCTGGTGGGTTAAATTTGGTTTCTAATAAGAATACAGGACAAGCGGTATGATTAAGCCAGACGAAGAAGTTGTAAGGGCTTTTGCTCATATCGCACAGAATGTACCGGCTGCGAAGGCGTTCCTCGATGAGCAGTATCACACAGAGCTCAAGAGGCTACCCAATGCAAATGGCAGCACCGGTATCGCGCAGGGGCGATGCCAGGTGTTACAGGAGATTACTGATCTCCTGAATGATGCCCCTGAGATCGTAGCAGATGCCCGCAAGGGCAAGCTACCTTAACCACGCACACCGATAGGAGCGTATGATGGCAGTGCCAAAGCAAGTTCAGAAGCAGACTGAGGCGGTTCAAGCCTTGTATAAGGACCTCAACGAAGAGGACTCAGCCCCGTCGCCGGAAGGTGAAGCGGCTCCTATACAAGAAGTTGTGTCAGCCGACAGTGCGGAAGAAGTTGCACCTCAGCCCGAACCTGTTGAGCAGGGTGAAGGCGGCCAAGATGATGATTATGAGCAGAGGTGGAAGACTCTTCAGGGTATGTACAACGCTGATACTGCACGGTTATCTACGCAGAATCAAGAGTTGAGCGGACGGTTGCAACAGATGGAAGAACTTATTTCCACTATGCAGGCTACCCCCGTACCTACTCCTGAGCCCGAACAACCCAAGTCCCTCCTTACGGAGGACGAAGTTGAGGAGTACGGGGAGTCGATTGATATTATGCGTAAGGTCAGCCAAGAGATAACCGGTGGTTATCAACAGCAGATTGACTCGTTGAACGCGACTATTCAGCAGCTACAGGGGCAAGTTGTCCCTCGTGTTGAGCAGATTGCTAACCAACAAACGCAGAGTATCGAGCAAAATTTCTGGTCTGCTTTATCTGATGCAGTGCCTAATTGGCGTGAGATTAACGATAGTTCCGAGTTCCAAACTTGGTTACTGGAAATTGATCCTCTCACCAATATGACTCGTCAGACGTACCTCGATGGTGCCCAACGCGATATGGACGCTAATCGGGTTGCGAATTTCTTTACATCTTGGGTTCAGGCAAATGGTACGGAACCAGCTCAACCTAGTCGGAGCGCTTCCAATTCCGAGCTTGCTAAACAAGTTGCCCCGGGTAAAGGCCGCACTTCCGCGACCCCCCATGGCAACACAAAAAGGACTTACACTCCTGACGACTTGACGACTTTTTATAGGGACGTTCGGGAAGGTAAGTTTAAGGGCAACGAGGAGGAGCGTGACAAAATTGAGCGCGACATTTTTGCTGCGCAGCAAGAAGGTCGTATTGTCAACGCGTAGTTAAAGGAGCCACAAGATGGCATACGCTACATCTCCGGGCCATCCGGCCTACACTGGCAATTTCATCCCAGAAATCTGGGCTGGAAAGCTGATCGAAAACTTCTACGACGCCACGGTTTTGGCTTTCATTGCCAATACCGATTACGAGGGTGAGATCAAAAACTATGGTGATACGGTTAATATCCGTACGACTCCCGAGTTGACGATCAATGATTACGTCAAGGGTCAGACCTTGACTGTCGAGAACCCCGATAAGCCGAAGCTGCAGCTTCTCATCGACAAAGGCAAATACTTCGCCGCTGTCGAAGATGATGTTGACCAAGTGCAGTCAGACATCGCTATGATGGATGCGTGGTCTAAGGACGCTTCCGAGCGTATGAAGATTACCATCGACACTGATGTACTCGGTAATATCGCTGGTGATGTCGCATCAACCAACCGTGGTCTCACGGCTGGTGAGCAGTCGCTTGCTATTGACCTTGGTGTCACTGGCACGGCGAATGCTCTTACGACCTCGAACGTCTTGGCCGAGATCATTAATCATGGCACGGTCCTCGACGAAGCTAATGTCCCTGAGACTGATCGCTGGATGATTATTCCTGCTAAGATGGCTGGTTTAATCAAACAGTCCGATCTCAAGGATGCATCTATTACTGGCGACGGTTCTTCGCCGCTGCGTAATGGTCGGCTTGGTGTCATTGACCGGTTCACTCTCTATGTGAGCCATAATCTGCCATTGTCCGCAACGGGCGCTGCTGGTGAGTTTACTCTTTTTGCTGGTCATAAGAAGGGGCTGACTTTCGCTTCGCAGATGACCAATATGGAGACTCTCCGGTCTGAATCCACCTTTGGCGATATCATCCGTGGTTTGCAGGTGTACGGCTACAAAGTCGTAAAAGACACCGCGCTGACCGCCGGTATCATCACAATCGCATAAGCGGAAGGAACCTAAATTATGGCTGCTTATACAATTGCCAACTTGTCGGCCAGCAAGGTCAATGTGGGTACGAGTGCTGCCCATCACGAAACCCCCATCAAGATGTACAAAATGGTGGTGGACCTTGATTTTGTCGCCATCACCGCTCAGCGTGTGACTGATGGGGACACGGCTTTTGCAACGTCAGATACGTTGCAGGTACTCAATATTCCGGCCAAGACGCTTGTCATGGCTGTCGGTATTGACGTTACCACGGCTGATGGTACGGCCTCTACTGTTGACATCGGGGAAACCGGTGGCGACGTTGACGGCTGGATCAATGGTCATGATTGTAACGCGGTTGGTTCCGCTTGCTCTACCAACAACACTCTCGTTGAAGGTACTCCGAACGTCTTTGAACCGGCGCTCGGTAACGGCAAGTATTACAGCTCTGCCGACACAATCGATATGCTGTTCCTCACTGCACCGCAGGACGCTTCTGTGATGCGTGTTTGGGCTGTTTGCATCGACTGCTCGTAATCTCGTTGGTTGGGGGGCTTCGGCCCCCCTCCCTTCATTTTTATAGGAGGTCGATATGGCCCACAAACCCAACATGGGTAACCCCGGGCGTTGGCTGAGGCACAAGACTGATGGGCAAGTTTTCTATCATACCGACAACCTCGCCAAGAACGTCAACATGGAAGAAGTTACGGAAGAGGAAGCCTTTCCAGAACGTTTTTTGACGAAGAAGCAGAAGGCTCGTAAGTCCGAGCTTGACTTGTCTACTGATCCGAAAGAAGTAGTAAAAGCCAAGCCTAAAAAGAAAACTAAGGCTGCTTTGGCTGCTGATGCTTCCAGGGGCATAGGCAAGAAAAAATGATTCTCGACGACGTAATTGTTGACGTACGTCGTATTGTCCAAGATGAGACCGCGACGTATAGGTATAGCGATGCCTTTATGCTTGGTATGGGCAACCAAGCATTGAAGCGGATACAGCTTCTGCGTCCTGATCTCTTTGCTTTTACAGGTACGGTAGCCTGTACAGCAGGGGAAGTTCTTCAATCAGCCCCATCTGATTCTCTACGGATTATTGAAGTTCTGTCTATTAACGGCAGTGGTGTGGGGTTGGTTGAAGCTAACCGTGAGACTCTCGACCAGACTCTTCCGACATGGCCGAATGATACTGCGGCTGCGGCTGTTAACTGGATGCGTCATGTTCGCAACCCAAATAAATTTTTTATCTACCCACAAGCCCCTGCGGCACAGACGCTTGATATTGAATATTCGCAGGTTCCTACGACTTATGACGG